ATACGGTAAAGATAGCTTCTAGCTCGTTTACTACTAGTCATTCCACACTTAACTATGTTGAAAGTTATGTAGCTGCAGAATATCACGACCATGGTAAATGTAAAGAAATAGAAGACATACCAAACATTACAACAGCTTGTTATGAATGGCCAGCTTCTAAGGGTGGTGTGGATGCTTACATATTCCATATTGGTCACCTCGTTGTAAGAGGAGCCAAGAAGCATTCTATTAAAGGAAGAAGAGTTCCAAAGGAAATTTCTGACATATTTGGACAATATGAAGGAAAGATTACTAAGGAACTTATACTTACACTTCCTAGAAATAGTCTGTGGTATGGAGCATGGAGGCAAAGTTATGGAAATAAGAATTTGGATATTAAGATGAACGGTCGTATTATCAATAATGTTGGTGATAACTACATGAGCTCTGTAACGGCTCTTAGTAACTATGATAAATTCTATAAGTGTATCGGTATATTCACTTTGATATTCCACAAGATGAACATACCGGGTGATGGATTTAATCATGAACCTACTAGAAGAATGTACCTTATGGGTACTGCATTCAGAGGTTACAAGGTTAGAACTATTACCTTGCCAGAGGCTCTTACAGCTCTGGAAGGTCAAGCAATCCTCATGACAACTGATACACTTCTTCCAAAGAAGCACTTCATGAATGATGGTATTGCTCAATGTCCTTATGCTCTCTCTAAGAAGCCTGATGCCATATACTATTCGGTAGATATGACTAAGGCAACTGAAGGATTGCATCTGGATGTTATTAAGCGTGTAATAGATAAGTGGATAGATATGGATATTATCAATAGTTATGATAGAGAAGCTGCTTATAGAAGCTTCGGTATACGTAGTTATGATGGAGAATATGGAAGTAGAGTTATTTGTGATTACAGTCCTGATGGTAATAGAAGAAACGTAAAGTCCTTCGTATGGAATCGTGGATCTCCTATGGGTACTGCTCTTTCGTTTAGAGTACTCTCTATGCTGAACTCTATGTTTATGGACGCTTTTGATAGTGGACGTATTCATGGTGATGATGCAGTTGGAGTGGATTTCATCAGCTCGGAGGGTGAAAGAACAATATATGAAAATGGAAAGAAGATAATGATTCGAGGAATTGATATGTACAAAGACATCGTGGAAGATTGTGGATCTGGTGTAAACATCTCTAAGACATTCATATCTAGAGATGCTTGGACTATGTGTGAAACACTCTGTCTTATGGATAAGAAGGATAGACCTTATCTTTTCTATCCACCACCTGTCTTGGATCCAGAAAGTAGTATTCCGGTCAAAGCAGAATATAGAACAGAAAAGAAGTATATGAGAAGACAACTTAGAGTATTGAAGACTAAGTTCCCCGCTCTTACAAAGACGGCCATTTGTAACCTTCCTGTGGAAATAGGTGGTCTTGGATTTATCCAAGATGGACTCAACGTATCTACAACTGTACGTAGAAAGTTGGGTACTCTCTGTGGACAAAATCTTAAGAAGGCTATTGGTATTATTGGATGTTTGGAAATGAAGAGTGCATGGAGAGATGATGGTATATATCCTCATGATCTTATTAGCAAGCCAAAGTATAGAAAACATCAGGCCCAAGCTAATAACGACTATAAGAATAAG